ATCGATACGTGCTGTCGCCAGCACTTCTGCTTGGGATTGATCGTTCACGAGTCATCCATAAAAAACCCGCCTCGTGGGCGGGTTGGGTGGGCCGACGGGTTGGTCACAGCGGTACTCCGCCGGGAGCTGCGCGCGCGCTCGCTCCGACTCGTAAGCGCGCTTGCAATGGTTGGGCTGGAAAAAGAAAAGCCCGTCGATGACGGGCCTAAGGATCTTGTAAGGCTGCTTGTCTTGGAGCCTGTGACATCGCGCCGAGATCGTTTCATCGGCCCACCCGCCGAGGATCGCATTCGCCAACTGATCAAGCGCTACGAGCACTTCGAATATGCGGCTCATTCTGGCCACTCCATCGTCGGGAGCATGGCGAGTAGCTCGTCGATCGTCGGTTGCGCGAGTGCGCCCGAATCGACGTCAGCCATCAGCTCGTAGCACTTGGACCAGACAGCATCGCGCCAGGCAACGCATGCCTGCCCTTCGGCGTGGAACTTTGCTTGCGTCGACGTCGCATAGGTACAGGCCGACAAGATGTTGTCGTAGCGGCGTTCCTGAGCCTTCGCATCCAACATGGCCTGAACGGCTGCGACGTAATCTGGCACTGCAGGCTTCGGATGAGGCGCGGCGGGCGCCAACTCGACGCCGTCGCGCGCTTCGTTCGCGCGGTAGTTTTTCCAGGCGATGCGGACGGCGTCGTCAACCGGGATCATGCGCTCGGCGTGCTCCTCGCGCGGCACTTGGAGAAACGCACCGTCGAGCGCGCCGTCGGGCAGGTACGTCACATAGCTAAGCATGTCGTCCATCACGAGACCTTTTCAATAAACATTTCCGAGAACACGCACAATCCCGCCGAGATACCTTGACCCAAGCCGGTCGTAGGTGCCGACGCTGCGGTGTAGTGCTGGAGGTAGATCGTTTTAGACGCCGCAAACACGACCTCCAGCGCGATCAACGACCGCGTTTGCACGCTGCCCACCGCATACTCGGTTGTGCCGTATGCGATGATTGACGAGTCGGACGCATCGATCAGACGCAGACTGTGATTCTGCACGTTCATGGCCGGCGCCGACGCCAGAATTCGATAGGTGCCGGCCGGGAGACTTACCTGGTTACTTGCGAGACTGGCGCCGCTGATCGTGTTCCGCACAACCGTGTTAAGCGTGCGGGTTACCGCGCCGGCGGCGGGCGAAGTCCCTCCGCTTGTGCCGCTGGCCTGTTGGTCGCGCACGTGCATGATGCCGGTAAGCGCGCCTGAGTCGCCCTTGTCGCCCGTGCGCTGGCAATCCATGATCACTGGATCACTTGGTGCAAGAGGGTTTGTCGAGCTGGTTCCGGCGACAGCCACAGAGAACTGGCCATACGAGCCTGACCATGCGTATCCGGTCACCCTGAACCGTATCCATTTCGATGGATCGCCAAGCTTCGTTAGCTTGATATATCCCTTCACTGCGCTGGTCGCCCCGACGTAGAAGATGTCGTCGAATCCAAGCTTGACAAGCATCCCCGCCGAATCGGTCGCACTTGTATAAATCGAAGTAGCCGTCGACTGCGCCGTGTAGTCATTGACAGCGACATACCCTGACCCGCCGGCCATTACCGAGCCTGCGTCACTGAACGTATATGGAATCGCATACGCTCCACCAGCAGCGATTCTGTTCAGGTTGGCCGCCAATGCGTTGGCCTGCGATCCCCACGCCGGCAGATTCGTCATCAAATACGCCATTGCCGCATCGAACGCGGCTTGGTCCATCGTCCGCGCCGGCAATAAGGTGGGGTCAAGTAGTGTGGTAATAGCCATCGTTAAACGGTTCCTTGGATTTGCAGGTTCATGACCGACTGAGTCGGATACTGGATGACGTTCTTAAAGCTGGTGTACGTTCCGTACAGACAGGCCGATCCATATGCGGCCGTGCCGATCCAGGCGACTGGCTTTTGCCGGTATCCCTCAAGGGATTCGATAATGCTGTCGACATAGTCGTTATCAACGACGACATCGACATCCATGATCTTTGCGAAGTTGCGCTTCACGACGTTGCTCGTGCCATCAAAGTTAAAGTTGACGGTCGAGTAGTCCTTGATCTCACGCGACAAGCCGTACTGCGAAAGGCCGATATCGACAAGCGGCCCGACCACGCACATCCCGCACTTCGCCGTACCGCCGGGCTTCTTCAACGTGATGGTTACGAGCGCGCCTGAGTACGGCGGCAACGAGACCGATACCGCATAAGACTTCTTGCGAATCCGTTTAAAGCACCAGTTGTAAAACGAACTTCCTGAATCAGAGATGATGAGGTTTTGGTTTTCGCGATACACCACACCTTCGGTCGGGTCGTAGCAGGAAATGCGGACTTCGCTCGCATCCGCATTGCCGATATAGACCCCTTGCGCAAGCGCTTTCGGAGTCAGCACGACTATGATCTCCTCGGCGTTACTGGTCTGCGTGTTGTTGTACTGGTCGAACATCAGCCAGCGATTCACTACGTTAAGTAGGGGTGTCCACGCAGTCGTATCGGTCAGCGCCTTGCCGGTGTTGTTCGCTGTGAGCGACTGGTACTTCAGGTACGTAACCGGATCGTAAACAATCGCGTTCTGCGCGTACGTCGCCGTGCTGCTATACGCAGTCTCGGTGATCAACACGTTCGAATACACCAAGCCAGCGCCAGAAGCGATGACGTCAGCTGCGCGGGTGACGGACGCATCCCCGAGCGTTCGAATATAACTCGTCATGACGGCGCCGGTTTCCAGTTGCCAGCCAGTGGCACGGAACCCGCGCGACGACTGTGTACTGTACTTGGCGATGCCGTAATTTGCACCGCCGCTGGTCGCCGTAAATGTAAAGCTGACGCGACACACCCCAGTTTCGTAGGGTGTGACGGTAACTGGGCTGGTGCACGCGTCGCCCTGCATCACGAGCATGAAGTCGCCGAGCGTGGCCGCAGTGCCGACGACCGGCATGCCCCCATCGTCCATCGCGACGAAAATGGAAAACGTGTACTGCGTGCCGGGTACGGTCGCGAAGCCACGGTATGCCCACTTTGTTACGCCATCACCGGAAAACTGGATGGAATTGGCAAACCCGAAGAGTCCCGGCGCCGTTGCTGTACCGCCGCCGCTGCTCGTGTACGCGATCGTGTCCTCGCTACGCGGAATAAGATTCGTAGCCGCAGGTTCCACGAGTGCATAAGGCGCCTTCGTCAAATCCCTTGGGTCATACGTCACCCGCAACGTATTCACTGGCGCGGTCTGAAGCACTCCGTATCGGTCAAAATACGTTGCGGTGGACGCGCGCGTGCACGCCACGTCACCCAGGGCGACGGGGTCGATAATCATCATCGTGAGTTAGCTCGCTGCTGTAGTTTTGATCGAATCGCCGCCGAAGATCACACGCTGCAGCATGTCGTTCGTGGTCTGCTGCTGCTTGACCTGGGCGACATTCTCGGCGCTGTTCTTCTGCTCCAACCGCTCAACTGCGGCGCACAACTTGTCTAGTTTCGAGGCCAGGGCATCGTTGTTGCTAGATGGGCTGGCCAGCCGCGCCATGAGCGACAACGTTTGGTTCGCATTGAAGATGCGCGCCGGGCCCGTTGCCTCAAGCTCAGGTCCGTTCTCGCCAACGATGCGCCAGCCACCAGCGAAATCGCCACCGGTCGCGAAGCCTGGGATCTTATAGCCCGGGTCTTTCTGGGCAGCCTTCAACCAATCGGCCTTTTCAGCCTCGTCCATCGTCGAGCCGTACGCCTTCATCCAGAACGCCAATCCTTCGGCATCCGGAGCACGGCCCAGCACGTCCTTGTAGAGCGTGTTGAGCGTTGATTCGGTCGAGCCCTTGATGCCGTCGACGATTTGCGAAATCGGTGCGCCGTTGGCCGCCGCGTTCTGCCACCACTCCAGGCCAGCGGGGTCGGGCGCACGATGCAGGGCCGTCTGGTAGGCGTTGTTGATCGCGGACGTCGCCGACACGATCGGGTTGCTCTGTGCCTGAAGAATCGCCGACGTGAGCCCGCGCATGGCGTCGAGCAGGCTCAGACCGTTGGTGTCGATCCCTTTCAGGATGTCGATCTGGTCCTGAGCGGCCTGCAGCTGGTCGTCCAGGCTCTTGAGCTGATCCTGCAACGCATCCAGGGACTTCTCTGCAACCGACAACTGATCGTCGGTGATGCCACCCAGCGCAGCGATGTCGTTCTGTGTCTGATACAGATCCCTCAGGTAGTCCTGATACGATCCGAATTGGTCGGTCGACGTCTTCGAAACCGCACTCAGTGCGTCCTTCAGGGAGTCCGCATCAGGCAGGACACCGCCCGCTTTCGCGATCGCCAGCGCGGCCTTGATCTGCGCCTGGCCAGCGGTGCGCGCCATAGCCTGCTGATCCGGCGACAACATGCTGTTCAGGGTGCTGTGCAGCGACTGCGACAGGCCTTGCAGCTTGCTCACTGCGGCCGTGTGCACATCGATGGCCGATTGAACCGCCGCCTTCTCGCGCCCGACCACCTTCTGCAGCACCGAGAACGAACTGTCGACGTCACCGAGAAGCGCGGTGCCGGCGTCCTTGATCGCCTTCAGCGCATCGGCCGCTTTCTGCGCCGCGGTCGCGGCATCTTCGGCAGCTGGGTGCACCTGAGCGAATGCATCCGCCAAAGCCATCATGGACGTGAACTGCTTCGCGCCGGCCTCGGTCGTCAGGTCAAGCGAGTTGACGACCGCCTTGAACTGGTCCCGCGTCTGGATCGATGACAGGCCCAGGCTCACCATCGCAGCGTCCAGCGCCTTCTGAACCGGTGCCAGCTTCTCGGCATCGGTCAGATAGTTCTGTGCGTACGACTGCGCCTGCGACGTCAACGTAGACGCACTGCCCGCCAAGCTAACCAACTGCTCGCGCGCCTTTGCCGACTCGATGCCAGCGGTACCAAACGCCTCCACCGCGGTCTTGCCGATCAGCTGCGCGACTTGGTCGGTCGCCTGGAAGTCACCCGCCAGGCGCTGCAGCGTGGTCGACAGCGTTTCACCTGACTTTTGGAAGTCGGTCAGATTCGGGACCAGCTTCGACGCGATTTCGTCACTCACGCCACTGAAAAAGTCCGTGATCGCCTGCGCATCCTTCGTCTGGTCGCCGGTCAGCTTAATGTCGAACGTCTTGCTGTAGCTAGAGATCCAATCTGCCGATACGCCCAGCGACTTCGCGAAGCCGGCGGCAGACGATTCAAGCGCCTGCATGCCCTGGGTGAACTGCTTCACCATCGCATCGGTGAATCCGGACGTCGATTCCCAGTTGCGATCACTGGTAAACCACCCGCCATCCTGATGCAGATTCTGGTAGCTCTGACCAGTCAAACCAGCTGCCGACGCGGTACCGCGGATACCTTGGCCCTGCACCTCCGTGGCGCCATGACCGAAGGCAGACTTCCACAGCGAAGCCACGGCAACGGCACCAGCCACCCACGGCAACGCAGCACTGACCGCGGCACCGAAGCTCGCCGCACTTGCCTCCGCCGCCATGCCGGCGTTGGCAAACGTCTCTGCAGCCGTGGTCACGGTACCCGCCGCATTGCCAGCGAAACCAGCGCCGAATGCGGAAAGCGAACTGGATCCGACAAGGTTGCCGATACCAGCGATAGCGCTGCCGCCCAAGTCAAGTGCACCAGCACCAATGCCCCTGTAGATGCTCAGGGCATTGCCAGCCGCGCCAATCAGGCTCGACCCGCTTGCAACCGTGCTGCCGGCCGAGGATGCAGCTGCAGCCGCGGCGCTCGTACCGACCGATGCCTGCACGCTGATGATCCACTTCTTGAGCGTCATCTGGTACAGCAGATCCAGGAGTCCGTTCTTCAGCGCGTCGCGAAGACGATCGAATGCCGACTTGCCGCTGTCGAAGATGCTGACGAACGTGTCGTGCGCTGTTTGCTCGATCGACGTCCACATCTGCTTTTGCTCTTCGAGCGCAGGCTTCATGGACTGGTTGCGGTACCAAATGTCGTATTGCTGCTGCAGGCGCTTCTGGGCTTCCGTGCCGTCGCCGGCGAGGTTGATACGCTCCTGCCACATCTGGGCGTCGATCGCCAGTTCAGCCGCGGCGCGGGCCTTGTCGTCGGCGATGTACTCCAGGCCGAACCGCTTGTTCTCGTCGATCAGTTGGTTGGCGTATTGCAGCGCCTTTGTCTGCCCGAGCGTCGACTGGCCCACCTGGGTACGCAGGTCTCGCTCATCGGCAAGGCGCTTAAGATCGTCTTCGGTGACCGAGCCAAGCCAGCGCGCGGCTGCCAGTTGCTTTTGGTACTCTGCCTCTGAATTAATCGCGGCCATTGCGATTTCGCGCGCATCATTCGATTTGCCGTACAGCGAGTATTCGACCGCTAATGCCGCATTTTGCTTTTCTCGCTCAATCCGACTTTCTTCGATGTACTTCGTTATCTCCTTCCCAGCCTTTTGGGATGCAACCAACTGCTCGTTGGTCTCAAGTTCTTTAAGCTTGGCCTGAATGTTCGCAAGATGCGCTGGTGTAAGCTGGTGCAGCCCATCTTTCAATTCCGCAGTTAGCTTGGCCTGAAGCTTTTGTGCATCTGTCAAATTTAACGTCGCGGATAATTCAAGCTCGTCCTGATTGATCTTTGCATCAATCGTCGATATCCACTTTGTGTAATTTTCGACTTCCTTCTGGTCTGCCGCAGCTTTTGCTGCCTTCGCATCCTGCATTGCCTTGAACTGCTTATCTAACTGATCCAAAAGTGCGGCGTCAGCCTTAGCGGATGCGAACTTTTTCTGATCTATGCCATCCTTGAACGCCGCATTATCCAATTGCAGTAAATTTCGCTGACCGTCAGTCAGCGCCGCGCCAACTTTGATTTGCTCTTTCATGATTGCAATTCGATCGGACATGGCCTTGGTAATCTGATCGAATTGGGTTCTTGCATCCTTTTCGGCCTGCGTAGTGACGGGATCGGACTTACTGCTCGTCAGCGTCACAACGCCTGGGATATATCCAGCACCGCTCGGTTTGAACGCGTCAGGATTGCCCAAGCCGGTTTTAGCCGCAATCCACTTCATCATCTCAATCGTGCTATTGGTTGCAGATTTAGCGACTCCATCAAACCATTTCGACGCCTGCTGGCTCCAGTCTTTGATCAAGTCGCCCAACTTCGTCAGCCAGGAGCCGCCGTTGAAGATCTGCCCAAATGCATCGGTTATACGGTTTTTCGCTTCCAGGATCGACGTCGACGCTTCGGTCATTGCTGGAGTAAGGCTAGTCGTTACCGCATCACGAATACCCGCCCACATGCTCTTCCCGCCTGGCAGAATCTCATGCCAGATTTTGCCCAACCGCACAGCCGCAGCAGCCTGCTCGTCAGTCTGTGATGCCGTCAAGTTGCTGGCATGCGCGATATCCTCCAGCAACTGAACCTTTCCGCCGAAGCCCGCCTTTGCGGCTGCATCGAATTTTTCGGCCTCGCTGCTCATACCCGCGATTTTCGTCGCCGTAGCGATCAACACATCGTCGGTCTGCAGCAGAGCATTTTTCGAATCCGTGACCTTGACGCCCAGCTTGTCGAAGACGTCGCCGCCATCGCCAACTGCAGCCCTGGCCATCGCATCGCGGAACTTGGCCATGGAATCGCCCATCTCCTTGATACTCATGCCGTTGCGCGCCGCCACGTCATCGAAGCGGGACAACTGTGCCACAGCGATGTCACTCGACGTGGCGAGGCCGGCAAATGTCGCAGAGACGTTCAGGCCAGCCCGAGCGAGCGAGCCGACGACACCGGTAACAGCCACGACCGCGGCAACCAGGGTGATGCCGATCTTGCCGGCCAAGCTCATCGACTGTCCTTCAGTCTCCGCCATTTTGGACTTCGTTCCATCAAGACTGGAATTTAGCCCTGAGAAGTGCCCGGTTAGCTTTTGGAATGCACCAGATGCACTATCGGAAATCGAGTTAAATCCAGCCTTGAGCTTATCCCATATGCCAGAAAAAATGGACGTGAACGCATTCCAAATCCCTGCAAACATGGCCTTAATCTTGTCAAAAATCGTAGAGATAAATCCAAGCGACTCACTGCCGACCTGTTTAGCCTGCTGCATCCCCTGTTTATATTTATCGATATTCGCAACAAGATTAACTGATATTGCGTGATCCATATCGCTCCTATTTTCCGTTTAACGCGTCGTCAATCTGCTGATCAACCAAGCCAATTGCAGCCACTTCATTAACGTCCAGTGCCGGCCTAAGGAACGGCTTCGCCTGCATCCCTGGATGATGAATAACCTTGTACTCATGCCCACCAAATGAGAGCGCCCCGCCATTATTCGCCTTAATTTCGTGTGGAACTGCCCCAGTGAACTCAATCAAATGCGCATACCAAACTTTGATGCCGTTCGGCGCAGTCCCGCCAGCTGTCACGGTCGCAATTACCTTGGTTCCAGACTCTTTGATCGAGGCATGAATGCTGTCGCGAAGCTCGCCTAAGTGGACCGGGCAATTTGCCTTGGCCGCGGCCTCGATTAGTTCGGCGCCGGCGAGTAGTCCCACATGCAGACCGTGCTGCACCTTTTTTGGAGAATCATCGAGGAATTCGAGGAGCTGATCGAGACCCGTCACTGTGGAGTCAGTCATAATTTAGGCAATAAAAAAGCCGCCTCAAGGGCGGCTTGTCTAGTTTTGCCAAGCATCTAACGAATATCACCATTTTTCAGCATCCATCTTGCGATCAGCACTGCTGTATCAATACCGTTAGTAGTGAATTCGCTGTCAACCCATGACCTGTCGGGCCACTTCGTATAGCGAGTTATTACATGAGCACCGTCTTTCATAGTAGCCAATAGTTGCTTCGGATTTTGGAAATATCCATATTGGTCATTGGTACTAAATACCTTTTTACCTATTTTTATTATTGTTTGCGATTCGGGAAAATGGTCAAATCCAACATATAGAGATGTCCTCCCCAGCGAGTTGATGCGAATAAACATTTCATTCTCGTTCTTCCGCAAGACACATGACTTCACCTCAGTAATCTTATCGCGATCGCAATTAACACTCCAATACTCCGACTTTAGCCAATCCTTTACATCTGTGCCGGAAGACCCCTGCACTACTGCGCTGCCGCGAAGGAATTGAAACCATACTCCATTAAGCTTTCCCTGCGCATTCTCCTCATCAGTAACTTCGCACTTTGCGGATTTCTGATCTGAGCAGAAAGTTTGCGGGCTGAGCGTGGTCGCCGCCCCCTTCTCTGAAGCAGCTGAGTTGATCGTTACCAGCATAAGCAACGCACCCCATGCTTTCATGCGCGACATCGCCCCATCAACCCGGCAAAATTTTGCACCCATATTTCCCCCATAAATAAGAGGAAATATTACAACAATGCAAGAAGCCGCCCGTATTTCTAGGGGCGGCTATTTGACACAGGAAAGACTAGTTCAGCTGATCAGGCCACTCGTGCATGCGTTTCAGGTTCTTGCCGTCATAGCTGTAGACAGCCAGAATACCTTGGGTATTGCGAAGGACGACGTGCGGAACGCCATCGATCACCTCGACGTCACCGCCACCGACGGGCTGATCCATTTCGCCGGCCTTGAAATAGGCCGTTCGCGCACGTACGACGAGCGCCTTTTCGTCGTATTCCATCAGTTCCCTCCTCCGATAACGCTCTTCGCGATCTTACAGCCGATCGTATGGCCTTCCATGCAGCCGGCCTGGCTCAACTCGGCAGCAGCCACTACGCCAAAAATATAGAGAAGCACAGCCATGGCAGTTCGCACGCGAATCACTTGCATGAACTCGGCCGCCCATCCGCGCACGCGTTGCCAAGCCGACTCTGCCGCTATGGGCTGGACCTGATCCTCGACGATAGATTCAGCCTGGCGGTCCTGAAACCTGTCGCGCGCATGTTCCACAACGCCGCCGGCCAGCCAAACGGCCGTCGCTACTTGAGCGCCCTTGAACAACACTCGCGTGTGACGGACACCGGTCTTGATGGTGGCGATCATTTGGCACCTCCAGCGATCTGCTCGCACGCCTTCAGCAGCTTGCGCTTGGCGCGGTAGGCCTTCTTCTTCGCGGTGTCGAACACGACGAATTCTTCCTCCGTGTACTTCCGCACCGCTTCAGACATCGGGCGGATTCGCTCACCGTCGTTGAAAATCTCTTCGTATTCCTTGATACGAGCGTGGTATGCGCCTTTCGCTTGCACCGCGGCCTGTTCGGCGCGCCAGTAGTCCATCGCGAGTTCGCCGGTGCCGATCAGGGCCACTACTTGGGTCAGTTGTGCATTGGTGGTCATGCGGGGCTCCCCGGTTTATCTTCCTTGTTTTCGCCGTTGCTCGGCGTCTCACTAAAGCTGAGCAAGTTACCTTGGTTCGATACTGGAATTTCAGCGGCATTTTGAATGACGGTCACCACCGACTCGTACCAGTTGATCTGGTCCCCAACATGGAGATTCTCAGCCTGAAACGGTCGAGACTCGCCGTATGCAGTACCAGCCTCGGTCAGCACGTGTCCCTTTTCGGTTTTCCTCTGCAACCCGAGCCGAATCAGCGTCTTATTGACTTCGGCCGGAGACATTTTGGGTATAACCCGCTTGCCGATTGCCGTAGGATTGAGTTTGACCGCCTTTTCGATCGACTCGGCTGGGAGCGCGCCCTGGAACTGCGTGACCGGCAGACCCGTGCGGTCTTCGATCATCCTCAGCTTAATAACCGCAACCACGTCCGCACGAGAGCCAGGCACCTTCGCGATCATGTCGCCAATCACGTCAATCGCACGCACTTCAGCCAGTGTGCCCTGTGGGGCACGACGTTTCGGCTTAGTTACAGCCGGCGCCACCGCGACTACATCGGCTCGCTTGCTGAAGTACGACCTGACCAACTGACGCTGCACATCCCACGCCAGGTCGTCGTTGAAGCTCTTGACCAACATGGAATAGCCGGTCTCGGTCAACATGATTACGTCTTCATGGGCCTTGCTCGATATTGCGCAAATTTTGTGCGTACGAATTTCGTTCGCACTAACTTTGTAGAAGTCTTCGCCCTCGACCAGCCTAGTCTTGTGCTCGTTGAAGTTGCGGCGCGCAGTTCCGTCCGGCCGCTTATGCGCATCGTCCATCATGGAGAGCGTCATCACGCGCTCGCCACAATATTCGACAGGAGCCAACTCGACATCGCCGATTTTTACCAGGCCACTCATACCGCACCCCGCGGCATCACGGTCACGTTCGGGAACTCGCCAGGCAGGTGCCGAGCGTTGAACGCAGCCATGTTCAGCATGAAGTTCTGAGCGGTCTCACTCATCTCATTGAACAGGCTGAGCAGCAGGCGCTGTTGCGGCGTGAGGGCCTCGACCTCGTCTTTGCGCGCCGACAGCGCCGGCGCGGCATGTGCGACGGCGCCAGTCGTCACGATCACGGCACCAGCTGCTGCCCCGAGTTTGCGCAAGAAGCTGCGGCGCCCCGCTGACTCCTGTTGATTCCTTGCCTCGTTTGAGATAGCATTCATTCCGATTCCTCATTCATCTGTGGATTCACCAAGAGCCCTGATCCTGCCGCCAAGCCGATCAGGGCTTTTTCATTATTTGCTTGCATTTTGTCGAGCGTCGTCGGCGGCGAGCGAGCGCACAAGTCGGCCAACAATCTCACTGTTCAAGCTGCGCAGCGAGTCTTTTGCATGCTGCTGCAGTCGCTCCTTCACTTCCACCGGTACCCTCAACATTATCTTGGGTAGATCCCTGGCGCCTTTCATTTAATCCTCCTTTACGGACCACCGTGGTCCACAAGCACAGAATAGACCACCGTGGTTCCATTGTCAAGACCACCGTGGTGCATTATTCTCGTCCCATGACACGAGAAGATCCACAGATGAAGCTCCGGTTGCCCGAGGAAATGCGCGACCGCATCGCCGAGCTTGCCAAGCAAAACGGTCGCTCCATGAACGCCGAGATAGTCCAACGTCTTGAGTGGGCGCTAAAGCTTCTTGGCGAGCCTGTTGTCGAAAAATCCGAGCCTGTGCAGCAGCCCGTAGCCGGTGCGTTAAGCTGGTACATCACGAGCGAAATTAAGAAGCTTGCAGACCGCGAAGGCGTACCGTTCGACGAGATGTTCGCCAAGATCGTAGTTGCCGGCCTTCACCCAGAGGCTCCCCAGGTCCTGTACTTGCCTTTGCTTCCTGGGAGCACAAAGGAAGAGATGCGCCAGGCCATACAAGCCTCGGATGGCATTGCCCGGCCTGACGCAACCATGGTCATCGACTCAATGGGCAAGGCGCCATGGATTCCAGAATGGGTAATGGAGCGATTAGCGAATCGCGACGGCGACAAGCAAGCCGATCTAGCCTTGAGATCGCCCGAAGGCGAGACGGTTCTAATCGACGTCAAGGCGTTCCCGCCTCCGCAGCCTGGCGACGCCCAACGTGCCCGCGCACAGCAGAAGCGCATCAAGGGCGTTATAAAAAAAACTTCAGACAGTTGACTTAGTGTTGACCCGCTGGTGGAGTAGCGCCAGACTACCTCCGGCCCAAGGGCCAGAACCGCTCTGCCCCATCAATCGGGATAGGGGCGGCCAGCTAG